ACTTTCAAGGACGGCCCACATTGGGAATTACCGTGGAAGCAATACCCCAAAGGAGAATGACATGAAGTTTGTTTCTTGGCTTGTGAACCGGCTCAAAGAGCCTAGCACCTACGCCGGCGTCGCCAGCCTCGCGCTGGCGCTGGGCCTGACCGACGTGCAGTGGGAAGCCATCTCCGCTGCGGTTGCCGGTCTGGCTGGGCTTGCCGCCGTGTTCCTGATGGAAAAGCCTGAGGCGTGATCAAACTCCTGACGCTCTTGCTGTCGCTGCTTGACCGGGTGTTTACCGATTTCGGAAACGCCAAGCTGCGGGCGCAAGGGCGTCAGGATGCACAGGAGCAACTTGATGCGAATGTTGCCAAGGCTGAAGCCGCTATGGACGCTGACGATCCCGCTCGTCTTGACCGGCTGCGTGACAGGTTCGACCGCGCTCGTCGGTGATTACTGCCGCATCGCCAAGCCGATCAGCTACGACAGCAAGACGGACACCGCTGAGACGGTGAAGGCAATTGAGACGCACAACTCTACGTGGGTGTGTCTGTGTGAATCAGACTGTCCCGCCAGCACTGCAAATACCAGATAGCCTTGCCAATCTCCTGCACCGTGGCGTCTTTATGCCCGGCGCGGCTCATGTACTTCAGCGCGTTGCCGCGGCAGTAGCCGGCAAACTCCTCTGGCGATAGCTTGGCCTGGAGGTAGTCAATCGTCTCGATGCCGCCGACCTTGTAGTGGTCGGGATTGACTGCGTCCGTCATGCGCCCAGCCTCGCCATCAGTTCGGCGCGCTCCCGCGCGTTACGCAGCATGGCGTACCGCTGGTGCAGGCGGCGCACGATCCCGATGCGGCGGCGCGTCGCCATCTCGTCGTCCAGCAGGCGCTTGACCTCGGCCTCCGACATGGACGTGAGCGTGGCGGCCAGCGACCGCCAATCAACCTTGTTCATTCTTCAACTCCTTCATCGCTATGTCTGACACGGCACGCTTTTCGTGAAGGGCCGCCCAGATGCGTTCGTCAATAGTTTTTTCGGTCAGCATCACGTAGACCCACACCGCATGGCGTTGCCCGCCGCGGTGCAGGCGTCCGACCGTCTGCTCGTACAGTTCCAGCGACCACGGCAGCGACACGAACACCATGTGGCAGCCGCCGTGCTGGAGGTTCAGGCCGTGGCCGGCGGACTTTGGATGCACCAGCAGCAGTTCGACCTTGCCCGCGTTCCACCGCTCGATCACATCCTTGTCTTCGATGGTCTGGGCGTGCGGGAAGCGCCGGCGCAGTTCGGCTAGTTCCTCCTGGTAGTTGTACACCACGATGGTGTTGGCGCGCTGGTTCTCGTCCAGCAGTTCCGCCAGCCGGTCGAACTTATGGCTGCTGAACCAATGCACCGGCAGCGGCCCCTCGCGGTTGTAGACGAACCCTGACGCCATCTGTTGCAGCTTGGTCGTCACCGACGCGGCGTTCTGGGCGATGACGCGGTCGTCGCCGAACTTGACCACGTAGTCGCGCTTCATCTTCTCGTATGGTCCGCGATCCGCAAGCTGAACCCGCGTCTCAACGACATGGCACGGCGGCAGCTTGTCCTTGTAGTCGCCTGGGTCAAGCACGAACGTCGCCGGCTTGATCCGCTCCATCACCTGTTCCAGCGCGCCGGGTGCCGGCGTCCACTGGCCAAACTCGCGGTTGACGCAGTGGAAGTACTGCTGGAGGAACGCGCCCTTGGCGCGGCCCAGCAAGCCTTGGTCGATGATCTTGCACTGACCGAACACGTCCTCAAGGCCGTTCGACGTAAACGACCCGGTCAGACCCCAACGTATCGCCATCGTAGACATAAGTTTCTCCAGTGCTTTGAACCGCTTCCCGCTGGGGTTCTTCAGCCGCGTCAATTCGTCAAACACAACACCATCAAAACCTGACAAATCTTCGAGCTTATCAAGGTTGTCGTAGTTGATGACGACCACAGGCGCGGCGCTGGCCAACGCCGCTTTACGCTGCGCCGGGGTGCCAACCGCCAGCGCCGGCGTGATGTTAGACCACTTCGGTGCTTCGACCGGCCACACGTCCGTACAGACGCGCTTGGGCGCAACCACCAGCCACCGCTTGACCAGACCGTCGTTCAGCATCGCCTGCATGGCGGTGAGCGTGATCGCGGTCTTGCCAGCGCCCACCGGCGCAAGGATCATCGCCCGGTCGCGCTCGTACAGGAAGTCGGCAGCGTCGTCCTGGTATGGTCTTAAGCGAAGCGATTGGCCCACGAATCCACACCTTCCTTCGACCACAGCACGGCGTAGTGCTGGCGCGCTGTCGCCATCTGTTCGGCGAATACATCTTGCAGTGGCGACAGCCGCCCGCCGGGTTGCTTCAGTTCCACAAACCACGTCTGGCCGTTCGGCAGGCAGGCGATGCGGTCGGCCACACCCCGCTGCGTCACGCTGCGGAACTTGTAGCTGTACCCGCCCAGCGCCTTCACGCGCTTCACGAAGTAGGCTTCGATTTCTTTCTCGGTCATGGCGCTATCCTATGGGTGCAAACATTCTGTTGCAAGGGCCAAGCAAAAAGAAACCCCCGGCGCAGTGAGGCACGCCGGGGGTTTCCATCATCAACCGCGCTGGTTTGGGGTGCGCTGTTGATGAATCCCTACCACCTTCGCCCCGGTGGTATCAATGTTTTCTATCATCCGGCGAAGGTCGGATTTGGTATGAACCCTCGCAACCTCCGGGGCTGCGAAGATATGCCGCTTGGTGTGGAAGTCAGCCGACCCCAGCCGCCCGCAGTCCGTCCAGCCGGCTTCCTTGAAGGCGTGCAGCAGTGCAGCCTGCGGCACTTTGACACCCGCAGGAACCTTACCCTCTGTGACCAAAAGATCACACAGCTTGTGGAACGGCCCGCCGACAACGCCCGACGCAAACGGCCCGACGCGCAGGCGCATCATATCGACCAGGTAGCTCTCGGCCACGCTCATGCCCTGCTCGACCATGTTCAGCTTCCACTCGGTCACCGGCGGCGCGGCGGCAGCATTGAACGCCGACACGTCCCGCAAGTGCAGCCAAGCCCCGATCTTCTCGTAGCCGCCGGCCTTGTACCAATCCCACAGCACCGCCGCTTCGTCAGGGTGCATCCGCGGTGCGCGCGACCACACGCAGAACCAGCGGCGATCTTGCGTCGGCAGCGTGATCGGCAGCGGGTCGTTCGTGAACGCCACCACCTGAACCCGGTTCAGCATCTCGTAGGGGTGCAGGCCCTTGCGGTTGATCAGCAGCGTCTCTGGCGGCGCTGCAATAATCGGCTTGAGCTTGTTGGCCAGCGCCCGGCGCTCCTTCGCCTCCGGTTCGCGCAGTTCGTTCAGGATCAGGACTTCAGCCTCCAGGTTGTACCCCCACTGGCTGTTGATCTCGCCTGTCTCGATGATCGAACGGTTGTGCTGGTGCTTGCCGCCAATGGCCCACAGGAACGGCGCCCACATGGTGTCCTTGCCGCTGCCTTCGTCGCCGCCGTGCAGCACCGCGTGGTTGATCTTCACGTTCGGATGCTGAACCTTGTACGCCATCACATCCAAGATATGCTCAAGTTCGGATGTTTCTTCGATCAGACTGCGGCAGTGATCCAGCCACGGCGCGACCTGTGCGTCACTGACTGACGCCGTGGCGCTCATGTCGGGGCGGGCGTTGACCCAGCGGTTGCCGTAGACCAGCCCGTCACGCGCCACCAGCACGTCCTCGCCGGCGGCGTAGGTAATGCCGGTCAGCGCCTTCGCGCCGAACTCTTGCCGGCGCTCGTCGTAGTAGACCGACGCGGCAACTTGCCGCTTGTTGTTGTGGATCGACCGGCAATCGACGTGGCGGAACAACGCGTTGAACACGTTACGCGGCACTTCTTGGCGCGTCACCATGTCGAAGTAGCTGTCGTCGGACTGCACGTAGGCGAAGCGGTCGAACCACTCGGTCTTCAACAGCCGCCCGGCTTCCTTGCGCTCCACCTCCTTGACGGTGATAGCAGCCTGATCCGGGAACGCTTCGGTCGGCGAGATTTTCTCAGCCATCAGCCGCATCCGTTCGGCGATCAGTTCATCCCGCAGCCCTGGCGTCACGGTCGGGCCGCCGTTGTCCGACACCCACTTCAGGAACGTCGTGCTGGTCAGGTCTTGGCAGTGGCCGTGGTAGCAGCAGTAGGAGCGATCCAGCGGCTTGTAGCGGCCCTCAATGCTGCCGTCCGAGTGTGCGGCATGGTTGGGGCAGACGACGCCGCACCAGCCCTCGTTGTTGACCCGCGACAGCACCATGCTGTTGTCCGACAGCCACGCCAGCACGTTGTCTTGGCCGGTGTCGCGTATCTTGATGCTTCGGATTTCGGCGGTGTCCGATTCGGGCGGCACAACGCCCAGCGCCTGACATACGTCGTCCAGCGTGTACTCGCGGTCTGGGTGGAACTCGACCAGCCGCGCCTCGAAGTTGTTCCGGCCCCGCTTCAGGTTGACGCTGCCGGGGATGCGGCAGTTGCGGACGGCGTTGGTCGCGCCTGGGTCAGTGTAACCCGCATCTGCAATGGCGGTGATGGCCGCGGTGAAGTCCGCCTTGGACGGCTGTTCGCTGAAGGCGTAGCCCCACTGGAACGATCCTTCGGACGTTTCCATGATCCACGTCGGGGCCAGCGGCGGCTCCTTGGACTTGGTGCCGATGTCGTCCAGCATCATGAACAGGACATACTCGACGTTCTCTGACTTGGCCGATGGCTTGCCGTCCACGAAGCGGTCAACGATGAACGACCCGGTGTTGACGTACCATGCGTCGCCCGGCTTGATGTTGGCCTTGGCCGGCAGGAACGACGGGAAGG